GTGTAATAGTATTTGTTGGTGTAATAGTATTTGTTGGTGTAATAGTATTTGTTGGTGTAATAGTATTTGTTGGGGTTTCTGTTGGTGTTGGAGTGCTGGTAGGTGTTGGAGTGTTGGTAGGAGTTTCAACTTGAGTAGATGTTGGAGTATTTGTTGGAGTTTCCGTAGGCGTTGGTGTAATAGTATTCGTAGGAGTATTTGTTGGAGTTTCTGTAGGTGTTTGAGTTGGAGTTTCTGTAGGCGTGATAGTATTTGTTGGTGTTTGTGTTATTGTTTGTGTTATTGTTTGTGTTGGTGTTTTAGTTGGAGTTTGTGTTTTAGTTGGTGTTTTAGTTTGTGTAGGGGTTTTAGTTAAAGTTTTAGTTGGGGTGTTGGTAGTTGTATTAGTTGGGGTGTTAGTAGGGGTTTCAGTATTTGTTGGCGTAGGTGTATTAGTAGGGGTTTCAGTATTTGTTGGCGTAGGTGTATTAGTTGACGTATTGGTATTAGTAGGTGTAATTGTATTTGTTGGTGTATTTGTTGGTGTTTTCGTATTTGTTGGAGTAGGTGTTGGTGATGGACAAATATTAACATCATTACATTCAATACAACCGTCAACCCAGTAATTGTAATATACTGGTTTAGTATTATCCCAAGTTTTAGTTGGTGTTGATGTTAATGATATGGCAACTACCTGATAACAAATTCCGTCAGTACCAACCACAATGTAACCTCTATCACCATCAATATCAGGTGAATAGATTGTCGGTAATTTCATAATCCCAATACCAAATCCGGTAGAACAACAACTAATTACATCAAAGAATGAAAAGTTGGTTGTTGGTGTTACAGTTGGAGTATTAGTTGATGTTACAGTATTAGTTGGAGTATTGGTTGGTGTTTCTGTAAGTGTTGGAGTGGTTGTAGACGTTGGAGTTGGAGTTGGTAATACTGAGTTTGAGAAATCATAAGCATAACCCGACATATTACAATTGAAAGGTGTTGCAAATGGGGTTGGTGTTGGAGTATTAGTTGTGGTATTAGTTGGTGTTACAGTGTTTGTTGGTGTGTTTGTTGGTGTGTTGGTAGGAGTTTCAGTTAGAGTAGGTGTTGAAGTTTTAGTTGGCGTATTTGTTGGTGTATTTGTAGATGTTTGTGTCGGAGTATTTGTTGGTGTGGTGGTTGGTGTCTTAGTTAAAGTATTTGTTGGTGTATTTGTGGGAGTATTCGTTGATGTTTGTGTTGGAGTATTTGTTATTGTATTTGTAGGTGTATTTGTTGAAGTTTTTGTAGGTGTGTTAGTAGGTGTATTTGTTGAAGTTTTTGTCGGCGTGTTAGTTGACGTATTTGTAGGTGTAATAGTATTTGTAGGAGTGTTAGTAGGTGTTTTTGTAGGTGTAATAGTGTTTGTCGGTGTGTTTGTCGGTGTTTGAGTTTTTGTTGGTGTATTCGTAGGTGTAATAGTGTTTGTCGGTGTGTTAGTTGGTGTGTTTGTTGAAGTTATTGTATTAGTTGGAGTCTTTGTATTAGTCGGAGTGTTAGTTGGTGTTTTTGTATTAGTCGGAGTTTGAGTAGGTGTCGGACTAGGACATGGGTGTTGTGAATTACAAGTAATACAACCTGTTGATTGGTCTAAATCCACATAAACATTATTAGGATTTCCAATATCCGATACTGTTATCACAACATGAGATAACACCAAACATAATATATGGTGTTGTTGGTGTAACGGTTTGAGTTGGAGTTTTAGTTGGGGTAATTGTATTCGTTGGAGTATTAGTTGGGGTGATTGTATTAGTTGGGGTCTTAGTCGGAGTAATAGTATTGGTTGGCGTATTAGTTGGAGTATTGGTTGAAGTAATAGTATTAGTCGGAGTATTAGTTGAGGTTATAGTATTTGTTGGAGTGTTTGTTGCGGTGTTTGTCGGAGTTTTAGTTGGTGTATTTGTTGGTGTATTTGTAGATGTTTGAGTTGGTGTTGAAGTTTTAGTATTTGTTGGAGTTATGGTATTTGTTGGTGTATTTGTTGGTGTGGTAGTAGGTGTCTTAGTTAAAGTATTTGTTGGGGTATTTGTCGGTGTGTTTGTTGATGTTTTCGTTATAGTTTGGGTTGGAGTGTTTGTCGGTGTGTTTGTTGAGGTGTTAGTTGGTGTTGAGGTTTGAGTTGTTGTTGGTGTTGGGGTTGGTAAAACTGAGTTTGAGAAATCATAAGCATAACCTGACATATTACAATTGAAAGGTGTTGCAAACGGTGTTGGTGTTGGTGTTTGGGTTGGAGTATTCGTATTAGTAGGTGTAGGTGTAGGTGTTGAAGTATTTGTCGGAGTACTTTTAGGAGTTCCTGTTGGGGTTACAGTATTTGTTGATGTGATAGTGTTGGTCGGCGTAATTGTATTTGTTGGTGTAATCGTATTTGTTGGAGTATTTGTTGGAGTTTGTGTTTGTGTAGGTGTTTGAGTTTTAGTATTCGTAGGTGTGATAGTATTTGTTGGTGTTATTGTATTTGTAGGGGTAATTGTGTTTGTAGGTGTTTTTGTTGGAGTCTGAGTTTTTGTAGGCGTTTGTGTAGACGTTTGTGTAATAGTTTGAGTAGGTGTTTGTGTAATAGTTTGAGTAGGTGTTTTAGTTGGTGTCTGTGTTGATGTATTTGTAGGTGTTTGAGTAGGTGTTTCAGTAGGTGTTTGAGTAGGTGTTTGTGTCGGTGTTTGAGTAGGAGTTTCAGTCGGTGTTTGAGTTGGAGTTTCGGTTGGCGTTTGAGTTGGAGTTTCGGTTGGCGTTTGAGTTGGAGTTTCGGTTGGCGTTTGAGTAGGTGTCTCTGTAGGTGTTTGGGTTGGAGTTTCTGTTGGTGTTTGGGTTGGAGTTTCTGTATTAGTAGGGGTTGGAGTTTGAGTTGACGTTTCTGTTGGTGTTTGAGTAGGTGTCTCTGTTGGTGTTGGTGTAGAAGTTTGCGTTGGGGTCTCTGTTGGTGTAATTGTGTTAGTCGGCGTAATTGTATTAGTTGGTGTTGGTGTAGAAGTCTCTGTAGGTGTTTGAGTAGGTGTTTCAGTAGGTGTTTGAGTAGGTGTTTCAGTTGGCGTTTGTGTTGGGGTTTGTGTAGGTGTTTCAGTTGGCGTCGGAGTTTGCGTAGGGGTTTGAGTAGATGTTTGCGTAGGTGTTTGAGTTGTTGTTGAGGTTGGTGTCGGTGTAACACATATATAATTTGGATTACGTATAAAACAATCGTTACATGTGTTACCACAATCATCCATTGATACTACGTTATTTGCAACGTATATTAATGGTGATGTTGTTGAAGCAATATTTGTTGCACAACCTGAGAATCCTGAACTTTCAATGAAGTAAACCCCCGATAATGGTGATAGATTACCCGGTATTGAAGTTAATCTAAATTCAAGTAAAGGGTCACAACAACTTCTAAATGATGCAACCACAGGTGGTAGTGTCGGTGTGACTGTAGGTGTTGGTGTAGGAGTTTTAGTTGGTTCAGGACAAGAACCATTAATACAAACTTGAGAAGTACTATATGTTGTACCACCATCCGATATTGTAGGTCTTGAACCACACAAATATAATATTGTATTAGGACTTATTGTTGATTCAATATAAGAACCGTCACATTGGTACAAACTATATGTTAATGTTCTTGTAGGACTTTGGTTAATAAATTGAATACATTGACAATTGGATGGTGTTTGAGTTAAAGTGGGCGTTGTTGTTGGAGTTGGAGTTGGTGTTGGTGTTATTGAACACGGTAAATACAATATTTCCTCACACCCTTTTGAATCAGTAACTATTACAACAACTTCATTATCTAACGGTGTTCCAAAAAATTCAGGTACTTGAATTGTTAAAACAGGTGGAACTGAAACAACTCCTGTAAGAACGACTTGACAATACGATAATGTTTTATCGCAAATTGTGATATCATACGGAGAATATCCCGTTAAACTTGTAATACTAATATAACTCATTTCTTATTTAATAAATACCAAGGGTTAGGTATTTCATATAATATTTTAATAAAAAAAATAACCTTGAATAAAAAAAATTAAATAGATGATTAAGTTGTGAGTTACAAACCGTAATTTGTTTTAGTTGTGTTGAAGTTTTGTAAGACTTGTCCGGAGGTTAATCCTACGTTATATATTTGAACCCCACCTAATCTATAAGAACAAGAGGTTGTTGTTGTGGTCAAATCCGTAGTGGATGGGTATCCGAAATTGAAATACATTGGTAAACTACTACCATCATTGTATGGTGTTTCTCTTGAATAAGTTGATATTCCAACCATTGCTCCGTTTACATACGCGGTAAGTGTGGTTCCATTATATGTCCAACCAACATAATACCAATTATTCAGAGAGTGAGTAATAGATGATGTTATTGGTGCTGGACCATTGATAGTGTATGGCCAAACTCCGAATAAAAATCTATCACTAGAATCCCTTTGAATTTGAACATCAAACCAACCAAAGTCAGGTGCAAGAGACCCTTGTTCAGAATAAATCACACCATTTGATGTCGGATAAATCCAAAGAAAAATAGATTGAGTAGTACCTGTGTTAACAGGTGATAAATATGGGTTGATGTCAGAAGTGTTTATGTATTCGGACGAACCACCCTCAATAGTTAAATATTTTGGTGATGCGTTAGTGTATGAAATAACCCCTGTCATTTCTCCGTTTATATTCCCTTGTAAGTCAGTTATTACTGACCCCGTACCATTATAAGAACTATTATTTTGAATATCCCAATTCATTATTAAACCTGAACTAACTAATTCTGTTGTTGGTGTAACTGTTGGTGTTATTGTAGGAGTCACTGTTGGTGTTGGAGTTTCGGTATTAGTTGGTGTGGGGGTTGGGGTTTCAGTTGGAGTATTAGTCGGAGTTTCAGTTGGAGTATTAGTCGGAGTTTCAGTTGGAGTATTAGTAGGTGTTTCAGTAGGAGTTTGTGTTGGAGTATTAGTTGGAGTTTGTGTTGGAGTATTAGTTGGAGTATTAGTTGGAGTTTCAGAATTTGTTGGTGTTGGTGTTACATCAAAAATATCTGTACTAGTTGGGGTAAGTGTTGGTGTATTTGTTGGTGTATTTGTTGGTGTATTTGTTGGTGTAGGTTGTGGAGGTTTTGAATATGGACAATTTATATCAAACATCATTTGACAGATACTATTTGATAAAAATTCAGTAATTTCATTATCTGAAAATACGTATTGATTATCTACCGACTCAAATATTAAATTTTGTAAATTATTTGTATATTGACTATAACTTAAACCAAATGGTGATTTAAATTTAGATAATAATACCATACCAAAAAACATATTTTGTCCGGCAATTATGTAACTTGAATCTAACTGTGATGGGTCATCTATCTTTCTTTTGTCAATAAGTTTAACAATATTACTACCCCACGTATCACCCGTAATAGTAAACCATACATAAGTGATTGATGGTGATAAACCTAATGTGTTGTAATTATTATATGAATGCCATTCACCACCAATACCGTTACCACAACCATAAATACCGTCAGATATTGATGCTGAACGTAATCCAAAACCTGGAAATCCTGATTCACCCGGTGAAAATTGGGTAACTGTTGAACCAAATCTCATCAAACTTAATTGTGGCCAAACAACTCTAGGTCCAACAAAATAATTGTTACCTATTGTACCATAAACTTTTGGTCCGCCCTCATTAATTAAAATGTAGTTACCACCATTAAACATATTAAAACCACCGTTGGTAATACTAATAACACCAGGAATGTATGCGTATAAATAATGATTATTTAACTGTGAATAATATGTATACGAGTGTAAATTCCACCAATTATAATATTGGTCAATACACATTAATTGAGTTGGTGTTGGTGTTACTGTACTTGTAGTTGTTTGAGTTGGTGTTTGAGTTGGTGTTTGGGTCGGAGTTGTTGTATTAGTAGGTGTTTGGGTTGGTGTCTGAGTAGGTGTTTGGGTTGGTGTTGTTGTATTAGTAGGTGTTATTGTTGGTGTGATTAAACAAGGATTTTGTGTTATTGTTACTGTTGGTGTTGTTGTCGGAGTTGTGGTTGGTGTTTTAGTTGGTGTTGTTGTCGGAGTTGTGGTTGGTGTTGGTCTGTAAACATTTAGTATATTAGGACAATTATCACCAACAACTAATATTGTATAAGTACCATAAACCTCACGTGGAGGTGTTAAATTTGATGGGTCAAATTCAAATGGTAAGGTAATTTGACCTAAATTAATAACAACGTTATCATTATCAGGTTTAAATAATACCTCAGATAATTCACCATCATAATTTATACTTGATATAATAATTTTTTCACTCATACTTAAAAGTTATTTTCAACGGCAAGACATATTTCACCACTCATTGATATCAATTTTGACATATCAGCAAATGATATAAACGCTCTACCTTGTTTACCCCAACTTCTTCCCCAACTATTTTTAATTCTAAATTGTTGTTTAACTAAATCAACCCCATTTATAACATATGCGTGTCCACCAACAATTCTACCCGTCGCTTTGATAAGTCCATTAGTGTCAGGGTAAAACATATTTTGATACCAATATGTACCCACAACAACAGGTCCTAAATTATAAACAGTGTTAATTAATGTGTTAACATCAAATGCCCAATAGTATGATTTAATTTTACCTGTATTTAATAAATACTTAGCACCCGCTCTGACCGAAGTTCCCGCATAATTTTCACCTGGCCACTCATCAATTTTTTGAGCTTCATTATAGATTAATGTTGGATTAATTATTGGTGGAGTATTATCGTGAGTAATCGGTCCGTCTTCAATCCAATGTGCCCAAGCATATCCAACACATTGTGGTGTATTACCTTGATTACCCCACCATTCTTCATCACCCCAATATTTAAATGTGGGTAAACCTGAAGTTGATGGTGTTGGTGTTATACTTTTTGTTGGTGTAGGTGTATTAGGTGGATTTTTTGTTGGTGTAGGTGTTGGTATAGGTTTTTTAGTTTTAGATGGTGTAGGAGTTGGTCTTGGTCTTATAAAAATTTTTGTCACTATAGGTTTTGCTTGAAATGTAAAATGGTCATTTATTAAAAATTTATCATCCCTAACGTCTCTATGATATAATCTACCTAATAATGTTACGTTAGGTTGTAATTGACCGTTTTGTAATACATATGTAAAATCGTTAGGTAAACAAACTTCAGTTGAACAATCGGGACAATCAGGATTATACATCCTAAATGTATTTTTTAATAAATTAAAGTTATGTTTTACTTCGGGTGCTGATAATGGTGACACATACATTCTAAATTGTGATATACCACCCTCAAATGTTCCAGCAAAATTTTCGTTAATTAATATATTAGTATTTAACTCGCTAAATGTAGTGCCCGATAAATCTTTACTTGATAAACACTCAGGGTCTTGAATATATGGACCGTTAGGTAATGTTGTTGATGAAAAAGTTAAACTTTCTCTTAACCCTTGAGTACCACCACCCCAAGAAACATTAAATGGAACACCTATTTGTTTTTCTTTATCGGTATTTAAACCTCTTGGAATTACCTCCTCAAAATTTTCAATTACATCAAATAACTTTCCATTTATGTAAATTTTTAATCTACCATTTCTATAATTTTTTTCTTTTAACCATTCTTCATTTAATTTAACAAGTTCAACCTCATCAGGTTTTGGAGAACCTGTCTGAGTATATGGAACAGTAATTAATGATATTGAATTGTGTGATAGTGATTCTAATGTGTGTTTCTCAGTAATATCACCTAAACCACCGCGATAATATAAATCACAATCATTTAACCAAGTATATCTCTCCCATACGGCATTGAATTGAAACCAATGTTCTTCATTTAAAAATGTTGGATTTAAAGTTTGACATCTATCATAAATCCCTTTTTCGGTACAATATGTTGTTACAGTATATCCTGTTTGATATGTAATACCTGTTTTCACACAATTATTAAGTACATCATCAGGACCTACCTGAGACCCATCCAACAATGATACGGTAACACAATCACCCGTTAATGTTAACACTCTAACACCAATTTTAGGATTTTTAGGGTCACCACATAATTTAAATGCTAAACAATTTGATAACGAATCATCCAAAGGGTTGGACTCGCAAGTATTTTCAATTGATGATTTTGTTATTGTTTCACCAATTAATGTTGTTGTTGTCGTTGTAGTATAATTGGTTGTTGTCGTTGTAGTATAATTGGTTGTTGTTGTTGTAGTATAATTGGTTGTTGTTGTTGTAGTATAATTGGTTGTTGTTGTTGTGGTGTAATTAGTTGTTGTTAATGTTAAATAATTAATTGTTGTTGTTGTGGTATTATAAACTGTACAAGTGTGTATTTTACATTCCCAACCACATGTGTCATATGTTTCAGGTGTACAACCACAACCTGAACAAGTCGTAGAACCTGTTTTACAAGTTGGTTCGGTTGAAGGTTTATTACAAATATCACAACCATAGTTTACATGTGGGTCGTGAATGTTATTTATAGACCTAGGCGGGTAAACATATATACATCTACTATCAGTATGGGCGGTTGTACAACAAGAACATGTTTGTAGTTTTTCTTGTAACTCAGTTGTTACTCTGGTGTACCCTGTTAATCCACTTGGTGAACCATCAGCATGGTGGTAAAATTTATTTTCGGCTCTAGTACCTATATAGAAAAATATGTTTTTATTGTTAGGGTAAATAACATTTAATGTTGTTTCATCATCCTCCGGTTCATATTCGTCAAATAATCTAGGTTTTAATAAAACTTCAACTGACCATCCTTTATTCATCCTTTGAGGAAAAATATCATAATCATATCCAAATAATTTATAAAATCCCTGATAAAATCCACCATATAATTCGTGGTAATTCCCTTCATACGGACTATTTTTACTAACTACTTCATATAAAACAGTTTTATCAAATCCTGAAAATCTAATGTTATTTGAGGTGTATCCCGTAACTTGAAATAATTTTAATCGTCTATCAAAGTGATATCTATCAAATTTTAACTCGTCATTAAAAAAACCATTTGTAACAGTAATTGATTCTCCTGTCATTGATGTTACAAGACCATTATCAATACCTGTTAAACCGACATCACATAAAGTTGATGATGAAAAACAAGTTTCAGTTGATGACGAATAGTAATTTTGAGAAACAAAAATATTATTAAAGTTATAATTTTTATAATCTAAAGTTAATTTTTGAGACGTTAATGAGTTGTTAATATCAAAGTAAAAAGGTAATCTTTGACCGTAAGTTTGGGCAATAAGATATGGTGAGAATACGACTTCTTGATTAAAGTCTTTCTCATCTGAAGTTAAAGACATATCGTGGGAATCTAAATTAAGTTTTACCCCCCAATTGTTCCCGTAATATTGATTAATATTCTGACCTATCATCTTTTTTATGATAAATACTCTAAACCGAAGTATTTATTAAATAAAAATGATATGATATCATATAATACAGAATATTTTGTTAATAATTGTTACTTTTATTTAGAAGAAAAAGGTAACAAAGTGTCGTTGTATTATTCAGTAGAGGACACTTTAACTGAATCAAGAAAAAAACACGAAAAAGTAGAATTTGAAAAAAAAGATGTTAATCAGATTAAGTCAGTTATTAAGAAAGTTTTAAACAATAAAAAGAAATACTCAAAGTCTGAAATAACAAAATTACTTAAACCTAAAAAAACGTCAGGTGAAATTGATGAATTGGTGGATGGTGACGGTGTATTCAAGGGGTCTGACATTCCAATTATAAATCAAACATTAGCCCCTCGTAAAACATTAGATGTGACAATTAGGTCAACAAGAGGTGCGGTAGACCCTGCAAGGATTGGTTATCGTATGTATTGGAGAGAAAGTGATGAAGAACGTGATGATATAGTTTCAGAGATTGACTATGAAAAAGCGTTTGGACGTGAGGAAACAGAATTTCTTGATTATGACGACACTGTTGACACATTAGAGGATATGGGGGTTGATAACGCTGAAGAACGTGCAGACCAATTTGGAAAATTACCGGGTGAAGAAGTTGAAACTGATGAGGACGGTGACCCTATTTTAAAACAACGTTTAGTTGAAAAAGATACGTTAGAGGAGGAACAGAAACAAAGAATGGTTAAAATGTTAGAAGATATTGTTGCAAAAAAATCTAAATCTAATTCTGACGTTATTAAAAAAGAAACACCTATTAGTAAAATTTTATTAAAAAATATTAAATCAATTAAGAAAATTGCTGATAAAGAAGGTATTAGTATTTCTCAACTAATTAAAGCTTTGAAAAACAATGAATAAAGAACTTTACGGAAATATAATCCCATTACCTGAAAATGTTGTTAATTATTTACAACAATGTTTTGAAGCCGCTAGTGGTGACGAATCGGTAGAAGGATATAAAAGAAATAAAGAATTACGAGAAAAAGGGGAAGTTAGTTATCAACAATTAAAACGAATGAAAAATTGGTTTGATAATTTCAACGGACACGAGAATGATAAGCCGTATATTTTAAACGGTGGTCATTATGTAAAAAGTTGGGTAAATGATACTTTAACATCTATGAGGGATGGTAATAGATTAGGTAAAGAAATTAAATCTGTTGTTTTACCAAATCAATTTAACCAAGAACATCAGAAAGATGATTTAAGTAGTTTAAATAGACCAAGTAAATCTCACAACTCAACAGTTGGTCAATATAATCTTGAAATAACTGAGAGTTTGAAACGAATAAACGATTTGATTAAAAAAATAATTTAATTATGCCAGTTAATGAACCTTTAAATTTTGAACAACCAAAAAATAAATTGTCAGATATTGCTGAACAAGAAAGAAAAAAACTTTTACCTAAAAATGATTATGAGAAAGATGTGGACCAATATTCATCAGTACACCCTGACGCATTAGCCACAGGAGATGCTCAAGGTAAAGGTACAGGTGGTGATTTGGATACTTATAATGATGGCGCGGGTGCTATCCAAGATATTATTGAAAGAAAATCTGAAATTGTATTTAATCAATATAAATCAAACAATCCATATACTACACCAAGTGCGTAATGAAACTTTACAATACATTTAAAAATCTTATTTTAGAAGTAGCGTCAGTTGATTCAATTGTTGATGCGATTAAAAATAAGAAAAAAATTGTCATCTATTATGATGGGGACGAACCTGGAGGTGGTGGTTTACGTGAAATAGAACCTGTTTGTTTTGGTTATAGTAAAGCGGATAACCCAATAGTAAGGGCTTGGGATTCTGAAGGTGCTTCACATACGGCTTATAAAGGTGAACAACCATTACCGGGATGGAGAATTTTTAGAGTTGATAAAATAATGTCTTTTAAAGACACGGGTGAAAATTTTACTGAAGTAAGACCTGGGTATAACCCAAATGGTGATAAAAGTATGACTACCGTAATTATTAATTCGGTATTTGATAATTTAACTTAATTTAAAAAAATATGACAAGCGAACAAGATTTAATGATGAAATTGGTTACCGCTAAAAAAATTATGAACAAACATAATGAAATAGGTAGAGGAGGAATACCGGCTGAAAGACCATCATCACCTGTTGTTGAAGAGTATTCAGCAACAAATTCAAGATACAATATTCCCCAAGAATATATGAATGAATCATTAACTATGGGACACACACAAAATGATGATATTAATTATCCGTTACTATCTGAATCACATGTTACTCAAATGAAATCATCACAACCATTAACTAATGATAGAATATTATCCTCAAGGTTACCTGATGAAATCAAACAATTAATGATAGAACACCCAATATCTCAACCTTCAAACCCTTTGACTTCAGGACCAACAATTAGTGATGAGTTAGTGGAAAAAGCGTCAAGATTAATGGGAACTCAAAAACCTAAATCACAACCTCAGTCTCAATCACAACCATCTAATGAAAGTTTAAAAGATATGATTCGTGAGGCGGTTAGAGATGTATTATCTGAGAACGGATTAATTACCGAATCAGTTTCTAAATCTAATGATGTTTTTTCATTTAGAGTTGGTAAACATGTTTTTGAAGGTAAAGTTACTAAAGTAAAAAAAGTTAGTTAATTTTATAACTCACATATCTTAGTTTAACCCACCTAATTTGGTGGGTTTTTTATTTTTCTAAATTGACTTATTAAAATACAACGTATATACTTTAATTACAAATTGGTTTATTAACCGATATTAAATAATTTAAATAAAATTATGAGTAAAATTAAAGTATTAGTAGTACCATCAGACAAAACAGGTGTTGGGAAATTTAGGTCGGTTGACCCTCACACGTATTTACAGGATATGTATCCTGATGATTTTCACGTAGAAATTGATTACGAACCAAAAATAAATGATTTAAACTATTGGAAACAATACCAAATAGTTCATGCTCATAGGTCTATTGGTCACGATTATGATTCAGTACCATTATTGATTAATAAATTAAAACAAATGGGTATTATAGTAATTGTTGATATTGATGACTATTGGTTACCAACAAAAGAACATCCTATCCATCAAATAATTGTGCAAAATAAGTTACATACTAAAATTGTTAATAACCTAAAAGCCGCTGATTATGTAACAACAACTACTAAATTTTTTGCCGATGAAATCAGTAAGTTTAATAAAAATGTTATAGTGTTACCTAACGCGATTAATCCAAATGAACCTCAATTTAATCAACCAACATTTAAGTCTGATAGGATTAGAATTGGGTGGTTAGGTGGTTCATCACACGAGCATGATTTAAAGTTATTAGAAGGTTTTGTGGGTAAAAATGTATCAATTAATGATAAAGTTAGATACGTTTTATGTGGTTTTGATACTAGAGGTACGATAACTGAAATCAATAAAGTGACAGGTGAACAAAAACAAAGACCGATTAAACCTAACGAAACTGTTTGGTCAAGATACGAAAAAATATTCACTAATAACTATAAAATTCTCAGTGAAGACTACAAAAAATATTTGTTAGAGTTTGTTGAGAAACCTTATGAATCTGATGAGGATATCTCATATGAAAGAGTATGGACAAAACCAATTAATTCATATGCCGCTAACTATTCAAAATTTGATATATCTTTAGCACCAATTAAAGACCATATCTTTAACAGAATGAAATCTCAACTTAAAGTTATTGAAGCGGGATTTTATAAGAAAGCATTAATCGCCTCAGAAGTTGGTCCCTACACAATTGATTTAAAACATTGTTTAAAGAATGGTGAATTTGTTGATGGTAACGCAATGTTAGTTGATAAATCACGTAATGGTGATTGGGCGTACTACATCAAAAAATTAGTTAACAACCCTAATCTAATTGAGGATATGGGTAATAGATTATATGAAACGGTTAAGGACGTTTATAGTTTAGAAACCGTAACTAAAACAAGAGCTGAATTTTACAAATCTTTAATTAAATAAAAATGATAAAAATACCATTAACTAAGATTTTATTCTTAGATATTGAAACCGTTGGGATTGAAAAAGATTACGACACTTGTCTTGAAAAAAGACCTGAGATTGCAAATCAATTTATGAAGTATTATGATTGGTTTCAGAAACGATTTCCTGAAGACCATATTAATCCACCAAACAATATTGATGAAAGAACTAAAAGGATTAATCAGGTTTTTAGTAAAAGAACCGCATTAGTTCCTGAGTTCGCTAAAATTGTTTGTGTTAACGTTCAGTTCGTAACTGATAATGGTGATGTTAAATCACAATCATTTTCAGGTGATGATGAAAAAGAACTATTACGTAATTGTAAAAAAGTCTTAGATAAATGTTATAAATTGGATTTTCATATCTGTGGTCATAATCTAAAGAATTTTGACATTCCGATGTTGGCAAAACGAATGATAATCAATGGCATCTCACCTTCAATTATGTTACCATCATACGATACTAAACCTTGGGAAGTTAAAGCGATTGATACTAAAGATATTTGGCAATACGGTGCCTACACTTCAATTGGGTCATTAGATTTGTTATGTACATCATTAGGAGTTCCTTCACCAAAAGAAGGTGACGTGACGGGTGATAAAGTACACACCGCTTATTGGAATGAGGGTAAATTAAAAGAAATCACTGAATACTGTGAACGTGATGTTAAAGTATTAATTGATATAATCATAAAACTTAAAGAATTGGAATAATGAAAAACGAATTTTTAAACAACGAAAATTTTAAAGACCTATTTGATTCTGAATTATTAAATGATGATGATTTGGATTATGATAAGATACTAGAAGAGACTGGTCTTGATTTAAAAGAATTGGAAAGAGAATTTAATGATTATAGTCCTAAACTACCTTTGGAATATAAAAAACTTTCCGATAATTCAGTAGAACCTACCTATAATTATGAAACCGATTCAGGATTTGATTTATACTCAACTGTAGAGATTACAATACCCCCTTTTGGTAGAGTTTTAGTACCAACAGGGTTATCATTTAATATTCCTGATGGGTATGAGATACAAGTTAGAAGTAAAAGTGGATTAGCAATTAATCAAGGTTTGATGTGTTTAAATTCGCCAGGAACTGTTGATAGCGGATATGTAGGTGAAGTTAAGGTAATTATTTTCAACACTAACAATGATGAGGTTGTAATCAATAAAGGTATGAAAGTTGCTCAAGCGGTTTTATGCCCCGTAGTTAATGGTAAATGGGTTGATTTAGTAAAAACTGATAAAGAATTCTCTAAAGATAGAGGAGATAAAGGATTTGGTTCAACAGGAATATAAGATGAATAAAATAATATTATCCGTAGGTGCTGATGATAGATATCTTCAAAACCCACATTTAAAAAACTATTTCAAATCAATTAGTCAAAACTCAAACTTTGACGAAAATGCGTTAGTTTATTTAGGTAATAATGAAGTTCAACTTGATTATGAAAACATTAAAGTATTCAAAGTTAATCCTGAATCAATAGTTAAGAAAAATAGTAATAATTGTATTCAACATGGTGAATTTTTAAATTCTAAAAACTTTGATAACTATTCTGATTCTGACATAATTGTGTTTACTGATGGTGATATGACATTACAACGAAATTTAAATGAGAATGAAATTAAAATCTTACGAAATTTAAATGATGATGACGTATACATTGGTTACAATCAATCACCAAATGACACATTAGTTAATGAATATTTCAGGTTACAACCAACTCAACATATACCTGAAATGTTTAATAATATTGGTAAAATTAAAGTTTATAACACCGGTGTTGTTGGTATGAATAAAAAAACTTGGAATAAACTTAAAAATAGATATATTGAATTATATGACTCAATTAATCAATTATTTAGACATTACGCTAAACAACAATGGTTAATCTGTTATATTATTGGAACTGAAAAATATAATATAATTGAAATGGGTTATGAAGTTCATAATCATACACATTATCCCTCTCCAATTGGAACAACTAACGAAAATGGTTTAGTTAAATACAATGGTGAAACGGTGTTATTTAAACACAGATGGTTTTAAAAATAAATTTATGGAAAATTTACTAGCATTAATAAAAAATTTAGATATTAAAAAAATTGACGAATCTGAATTAGAAAATTTTTTACCTAATTTAGGTATGAATAATGAAAATTTAAATGAAATGCCAAAACATTTAAGTAAATATTATGGTAAAGGGTTAAAGTTTTGGCAATACCCAAATCAATTCAGTAAATATTTAAAATATTTGACTAATAAAAATATAAATTCATATCTTGAGATTGGTTGTCGATGGGGAGGTACATTCATTATAACTTCAGAATTTTTAAAATTGAGTAATAGTGATGTGAAATTATTTTGTTGTGATTTAATACCAAAATCTGATGTTTTAACCGAATATTCTAATCATCAAGAATATGTTTTTATAAGAACAAGTAGTTTTAAGTTAGATAAAAGTATGATACCTCACAATATTGATTTAATATTAATTGATGGGGACCATACTTATAATGGTGTTAAAAACGACTTTCAAGTATCTAAACAATTTAACCCTAAGTACGTTGTGTTTCACGATATTAAAAGTTCAGTGTGTCCCGGTGTCGTTAAATTCTGGAATGAAATAAAACAAGATTATCCCCATTATGAATTTATAGACCAATATGACAGTGTTAATGGTGATTTCTTAGGGATTGGTGTTATTGAATTGAATAATGAATAAATACGATTATTTAATTGTTGGGTCAGGATTATTTGGGTCTATATGTGCTCGAGAATTAACCGATTTAGGCCTTAAATGTTTAGTCGTTGAAAAACGAGAACATATTGGTGGTAATTGTTATACTAAAAAAATTGAAGGTATTGATGTTCATGTTTACGGAGCACACATCTTTCATACTTCAAATAAAGAAACTTGGGATTATGTTAATAGATTCGTGGAGTTTAATAATTACAGACATCACGTTATTGGTAATTATAAAAACACTTTATATTCATTACCATTTAATATGTTCACGTTTAATAAACTTTGGGGTGTTAACACACCTGAAGAGGCTAAAAATAAAATTGATAGTCAAAAGTTTGAAGGTGTACCCACAAATTTAGAAGAACAAGCCTTATCTATTGTGGGTGAGGATGTTTATAATAAACTAATAAAAGGGTATACTGAAAAACAATGGATGAAATCCCCCAAAGAATTACCATCATCAATAATCAAACGATTACCTGTTAGATTCACATTTGATAATAATTATTTTTTTGACACATATCAGGGAATCCCTAAAAATGGTTATACTGAATTATTTGAGAAGTTATTAGATAATATTGAAGTTAAACTTAATACTGACTTTTTTGATGACGTTGATTACTATAAGTCAATATCATCACATATAATATATACAGGACCAATTGATAGATATTTTAATTATTCGTTAGGTAATTTGGAATATAGACCATTGAGATTTGAAACCGAAATTGTTGACACCGAAAATTATCAAGGACATTCGGTTATCAATTTTACCGATATTGATGTACCATATACTAGAATAATTGAACATAAACATTTTAATGTTTCCGAATCAAAAAAAACGGTCATTACTAAAGAATACCCAATAGAATGGGATATCAATCAAGAACCTTATTATCCGATAAACGATAAAGAAAATCAGTTACTATACGAAAAATATAAACAATTAAGTTTAAAAGAAACTAATGTATTTTTTGGTGGTAGACTTGCAGAATATAAATATTATGATATGAATCAAGTGGTTGACTCGGCACTTGAGTTTATTCATAACATTTCATAAATTTAAGTATGATAACAATAATTTACTCAACACATAAAGATAAAGAATACAATGATAAGTTTAACGACCATCTTGTATTAACATCAGGACTTCAATGGGTACAAGTTTTACCCTATGTAAATCATAACGAATACTCATTATCCGAACTTTACAATAAAGGTATTAAAGAATCAAAGTACGATATTATAGTTTGTTGTCATAATGATATTAAACTTGAGAAAAATTGGGGTAAAAAATTATTAGAAGATTTTTCTAATAACCCCGAATTCGGTATAATAGGAAAGGCTGGAAGTAGTTATTTTCCTGAGTCAGGAGTTTATTGGGAACGAATGAGTCAGACTATGGTTGGTCAAGTTTATCACCATCCTGAAGGTCAAAAAAAATGGTTGAGTACGTACTCACCAAAATTACCTTTTATAATACCTGTGGTAACTATTGATGGGTTGTTTATTGCTTTTGATAAAAGTAAGATTAAACATCAATTTGATGAGTCGTATGGTAAATTTCATTTTTATGACCACGGATTTTGCATTCCTAATTATTTGGACGATGTTAAAATTGGTGTAACATCATCATTTGAAATAACCCACCAATCGGTTGGTCGTCCTAATACAGAGTTTTTTGAATCTAAAGAAAGGTTTATTGAAAAATGGGGTAAGTATTTACCATTAGATTTAAAACCTGAAAGTGTATTTGTTCCTGAAATCAAAGAAAAACCTATTAAAAATATTGGCAAAGTTGCGGTAATAATACCAACAAAAGGTAAAGTTGAAATGTTATTAGATTGTATTAACTCACTCTATAAACATTGTAACCCTAATTTATTTGATGTGTTTATTGCCGATACAGGGTCAAGTGATAGTGAAAAACAATTGATTAAAGATAATACACAACATATTGGTAACATCAATTTAATTGAATATGATTATTACAATTTCGCTAAAATAAATAATGATGTTGTAAAAAACCATATATCTGACAAATATGAATTTTTATTATTTTGTAATAACGATATTAAAATACTTAATAATGTGATTTATGGAATGTTAAAAATTTTTAAAGAAAAAAATAAAGTAGGGACTGTTGGGTGTAGATTACATTTTGAGGATAATACAATTCAACACGACAGTATCTTACTTGTTTTAGATAAAACTAAAAATCTTGGACTCACACATAGAAGTCTTGGTAATTATTTTAATTACCATATAAACACTTCAGAAGTACCGGGGTCTACCGCAGCATTAATGATGATACGTAAAAAAATATTTATGTCTTGTGGTATGTTTAATGAAAATTATGAAACTTGTTTTGAAGATGTTGAACTTAATTTAAAATGTTTAACTCTTGGGTTAAAAAATTATTATGACGGTTCGTTAGTTTCGTATCACTTGGAAAGTCAGACAAGAAATGACAATGATGACACTATGGAAAAACAAGATAATGATTATGTTAAAGGATTATTACCGTTTATTAATTTAAATTTTGATAAAATTAATAAACAAATAATGGTTTTATAACTATATTTATGTATAAGAGTTTTAACTTTTATAAACGTTTAAAAACAATTTATGGGTAGAGGACGTAAACCATCTGCCACCCCAACGTCGGTGGAAGACAAAACAACAAAAGTAATTGTTGTTGAAAAAAAAGAGTATGACGCGGCAAAAATTTTGGAAACAATTAGCGTTAAAGTCCAATGTAAAAACGAAAGTCAAAAGAAATTAATAAAATCAATTAAAGAAAATGAGATTACCATAATCTCAGGATTTCCGGGGACAGGAAAAACATTTATGGCATGTGCTGAAGCACTTAGAATGTTAAAAAATCACGAATTCAAACAAATCATTTTAGTAAAATCGGTAACACCACTAAAAGGTGAAGAGACAGGTTTCTTACCTGGTGACCTTAAAGAAAAATTGGAACCGTTTATGATTTCATTCATTGATAATTTTGAGAAAATTATTGGTGAAACTGCAACTGCAAAATTAAGAGAATCGGGACTAATTAAAATTCAACCATTAGGTTTCATCAGAGGACGTTCAATTGACAATGCTATAATAATTGCTGACGAATGTCAAAACATTACGTTAGATAATATGAAAACATTATTAACACGTATTGGTGATAACTCTAAAATGGTAATTCTTGGTGATACAAAACAAAAAGATATTAAGAACAAAAAAGAGTCATCGTTAGAGATTGTTTACAAAATGTTTGACGGTGAAGAAAGTTTTGGTTGTATATCAATTAATAATCCTGACCACATAGTTAGGAACAAAATTATTAAGATAATTGAGGAAAAATTTGACCAATACGAAGAAGAACACCCTAATAGGAATAGTTAATATTTACAAAAAAAATAATATAAATATATTGGGTTTATGGAAAAGCCCAAATTTAAAATAGGAATTGATGTGAATGGTGTCCTTCGGGACACCGTTCTTAAAATAGAACAGACATATCAAAAGTTTTTAATTGAAAAAACTGATGGTATTGAAGAAGAAGATTCTTTTATATATGAAATGAATCTACCCGTTAACTCAACTGATTTAATAAATCATTTTAAGTTTAAATCAAACGAAGAATTTTTTTCATTTATGTATGAAGAATTCCCGATGGAAATTTTCGGTCATGCACCATCTAAGGAATATAACACATTTACCGACCTACAACAAATTTATTTAAATTATCGTGACGATAACGATTTATTAATCGTTTCAAATGAGATTGGTAAATCCAAACCTGCAACGTTATTTTTCTTATCTAAATTTGGTTGTCAGATAGAAAAAGTAAAATTTTTTAGTGATGTAACAATTAATTCGCTATGGGATGAAGTTGATATTTTACTTACATCCAATCCTGACCTATTATTAGAGTATCCAAACAACATAATTGTTATAAAATATGAAACAGAATTTAATCAAGATATTAAATCTGAACATACAATTAAAACAATTAAAGAGTTAGATGATAAATTAAAACAACTATTAAAATGTTAACAATTTTAAATGAACATTATTATTTGGATTTAGACCAAATGGAAAATTTTATTAATATACCTACTGAATCATCAGGAGAAACACAGACAATTAGTGTTGTGAAATACGAAATGTGTAAAATGATGGTGGAGATATTAATGACTGAAAGCGAAGAACTTGATGAAACACTAGGTAAAAAAAGTAGTGAAATATCAATACCGTTTAAACTAGCGTTTAACACCCTAATAAACAAAAAAATATTAAATAAATATTAGTATGAATCAGGAACAAATTAGTAAATTAGAGGAATCTGTTGAAAATTTAAAATCTAAGAAATCAAAGATACTTTTCTTAGTACAGGACACTAAAGGTAATCCTAAAGCGTCGGTTAGTTATATATACCATTTAGCAAAATCATTAAATGAAAATGGTTATAATTCAATTTTATTGTATGAAGAACCAGGATACACAGGTGTCTCAGAATGGTTAGGTGATGAATTTTCTAATTTACCACACGAAACAATTAAAGGGTCACCATTACAAATATCACCTGAAGATTTAATTGTAATACCTGAATTGTATGGTTATATGATGCCAAATCTTTCTAAAATCCCTTGTGGAAAAATTGTATTATCACAGGCTTATGATAATGTATTAGAAACATTACAACCTGGTGAGAATTGGAGTCAGTTTGGTTTCCTTAAATGTATTACAACAACTAATGAACAAAAAGAATACGTTCAAGGTATTATGAAACACGTTTCATATGATGTATTAACACCATTTATATCTGACGAGTTTTCACCTTCAAAATTACCAGCAAATCCAATCGTATCAATTCACACGAGAGACCAAAGAGATACAATTAACATCATTAAATCATTTTACTTAAAATATCCACAATATAGATGGGTAACATTTAAAGATATGAGAGGGTTAAGTATTAAAGAGTTTTCAAACGGACTTAAAGGTAGTTTTTTATCGGTATGGGTTGATGAGGTTAGTGCTTACGGTACATACCCATTAGAATCTATGAAATCTAATGTCCCTGTATTAGGTTTAGTCCCTAATTTATTACCAAGTTGGATGAACGAAGAAAATGGTTTTTGGGTGAATAACAAAACACAAATTGTTGATTTTATTGCGGACATTTTACAAAATTGGCTTGAGGACAGTCTTGACGATAAACTTTTTGAGTCTATGTCTGAAACTGTAAAATCATTACCAACTAAAGAAGAATTTTATAATAATTCGGTTAAATTATTTGATGAATACATCACAACAAGATTATCATCATTTGAAAATCAATTATCTAAACTACAAACAATTGAAGAATAATATGAAAGAAGTATTTGACGTATCGGTAATTTTACCAATTAAATCGGCATTAAGTGTAGGATTTATTGACTATTTTGAAAAATCAATTGAGTCCTTAAAAACACAAAAATTATCAATTAATGAATTAATAATTGTACATACCCCTGAAACTGCATTGGTTGAATTTATTAATAATTTTGATTATGGAACTTTAAATGTAAAAAAATTAGAATGGACTGAAGAACCTAGTTATTCATCACAAATTAATTATGGTGTTAAAAATTCGGCATCTGAATGGGTTTCATTTTTTGAATTTGATGACGAATACTCTGCGATTTGGTTTAATAATGTTGACAAATATGTTAAATCATATCCTGAAGTTGACGCTTTCCTACCAATTGTTGTTGATATTAATGATAAAGGTGTTTTTGCAGGTTTCACTAATGAAGCAACATTCGCGGCTAATTTTAGTAATGAAATTGGCGTGTTAGATAATGACACATTACTACAATACCAAAATTTCCAAACATCGGGTATGGTAATTAAAAAATCAAAATTTATTGATTACGGAAATCTAAAGTCATCAGTTAAGTTAACATATGGTTGGGAGTTTTTCTTACGAATGACACACAATTCTGTGAGAATTATGACTATTCCAAGAATAGGTTACAAACATATGAATCTAAGAGAGGGGTCAATATTTTGGAATTTTAAAAATGGTGAAGATAGAATGACGGAAGATGAGGTTAAATTTTGGGTTGACTCGGCTAAAAAAGAATATTTCTTTACGAATGAAAGAGCCATAAAATATGAACCTCAAGAAATTTAATGGAGGGATTAGACTTAACTAGTATATCTGAAGTTGAGAAAAAAAAGAAAGGAAGAAAATCATCACAAACAAATTATTTTGATACAAGAGAGGAAATGGCGGTTTTAGATTATCTATCCGCCACTACTTTTGAAGAAAAAAATAGAATATATAATGATTATTTAAGAAAACCTTTAGATAAAATGATATCGTCAATTATTAGACGATATAAGTTATATAGAAAAGATATGGATTTTTATGAAATCCATATAGATACTCACTCATTCTTGATGACTAAAATTGAAAAATTTAAACCGTCAAAAGAAAAAAAGGCATATTCATATTTTGGTACAATATGTAAAAATTATTTAATGGGGCAAATCATTAAAGACCAAAAAGAAATGAATAGAAAAATATCTTATGAAGATATATCATATGATTTAGAAAATAGTAATGAATTCTCATATCTAATTGAGGATGATGTTTTAGACGCAACAACAATAATTAATAATTTATTAGTTGAACTTGAAGAATTTTTAAAAGACGAAAATTTAAGTGACAATGAAATTAAATTAGGACAGGCCTTACATCAAATTTTTGAGAACTATAGTACCATTTTCATTGGTAATGATAATAATAAATTTAATAAAAACATAATTCTTTTATCGTTAAGAGAAATGACAAACCTTTCAACTAAAGAAATTAGAAATTCTTTAAAGAAATATAAATCACGTTATTTTTCAATGATTCAAAAAATGGTTCAGTAAAATATTTATAGGTTATGGGAAGACCAACAAAAAAAGAAATTAATTTAAGTAAAGAATCTATTCTTTCATTAATGCAAGAAATATATAATGAATTGGTAGAACAAAGAAATACTGCTATTAGAATTCAAAACAAAATGTTATCAATGATGAAAGACCCTGAAGATATGACTCTGATAGGTCCTGTTATTGAAAAACAACAAAAGATAGTTAACGATTGTGTTGAAAAAAAATTATCACTATCTAAATTACAGGCGAGTATTTGGGAAAAAAGCAATCAAAACGTACAGGAAAGTTTCTCAATATCAGATATTGATATGGATGATGATATTATCAAAAGTTTAATTGAAAAAGATACAAATACAGATAATTCATATAAAATGAAAAAATAATGTCAGATTTAAGTTCAAGTTATAAACAAGTTCAAGACAAGATTAATGCGACCAAATCGTATAATCAATTAAAATCTCAGTATGACAAAATAAAAAAGACTGCTGGTGGTTCTTTTGATGAAGCAAAATCTGATGTAACTCAATCTTTGGATAAGTTAAAAAATTTAAGTAAAAGTTATGAGAGAGAGTTAAAAAACCAATTTGAACAATTACTTGATATTAATTCTATTTTAGGTGGTAAAGGTGGTAACACGACTTCACATCTAAAAAAAATAATGATTAAAACTTTAAGAATTATTGAACCAAAAATATCCTTAATTTTAAATGAAGAAATTTTAAGTGCTTTAGGTTGTGACCAACAACAAACTTTTGTGGCAAAATCAATTTATGTTAAAGTTAAATCAGTTGATTTGGCAAGATTATTTACAAAAGACCCTAACTCCAAATATGGTAAAGCGTTCTACGAAAAATCACCTATTAATATTCAGAGTACACCGTTCTCAATGAATAAAGAACTTTACCAAAGAATACAAAGTGGTAATCCGTATGACACAGATAATGGTCAATTATATTATGGACGTTCAGGTCAACCTCTTTTTAATATCCAATATGTTGAGACTAACGACCTTGGAGAAACAGGTCCTTGGTTTAAAGTTGATTTACAAAATAGAGCAAATTCGGTAAACAATGTTTTTGAGTTTATGACCGATTATTACAAAACAATTAAAGTTGTTGATTTTAACTCAATAATTTCTTGGATTATTGATGCAATTACAGGTGCGGTATCTATTAATGGGAATATTGGTATTGCACAACTTAAAGATATGAATAAATTCGCATTAATTCTACAAAGAATTTTAGGTTTGTGTTTTGATAACCGTAAAGAAATTGATGTTAGTGGTAATGCAAAAGTTGGTGAATACGATGATATTGACGAATCGTTTTTTGAATTTACGGATATTGATTTGAGAAATATTGATTCAAGAATTGAAAATGTTAAAAATGGTGTTGTTGAATTTGTAACTTGTGATAATGTAAAATTACCTGTTGATAGTGAAAGTATTATGGATTCTTTGGGTGATTTATTATTTGTTAAAGATGATGATTTAGATAACGCGATTGACAACTTAACTAAAAAAATATCGGATAACAATAATTGGAAAGGTTTAGGTTTAGATGTATCAATACAGGCTGAAATTGATTTAAATTTTGTCAAAAACTTTGCTAAAGGACTGATTTTATCATTAGTTTCACCAAAAGTGTTATTACCGATATTTGTTATGTTAAAGGCTATAGGTCAAGAAATATCTGATTTAGTAGAATCTTTATATGATTTTATGAAAAGATTCAAAAAATTTGTTAAAAACATAATATCAAGAATAGGAGCAATTTTTGTTGAAGTTCTTTTTAATATTATTAAAAAAGAAATTAGGTCGTTACTACAATCAACAATTATGGATTTAGCGAAAGAAAAGGCTAATAAAAAAATTATAATGGTATTAAAATTAATACAATTATTAGTGACTGTATCTCAATTTATACAAGATTGGAGGAAATGTAAAAGTGTTGTTGATGAAATACTGTGGTTATTAAAAATCGCAACAACAGGTTGGGGTGGTGAACTATCCTTACCATTATTAATGGCTAGTAAATTACTTGACGGTGCCTCAACCGTAAGAGCGTTTACCGCAACAATTGAAGAACTACAAAAAATAGGTGTCCCAACAGGTGATATGCCAGATGGTAGTCCTAATCTAAGTGTGTTAAGTATGTTTTCACAATTAAAAGGGTCTATGGGTGAAATGGCTGAAAATGGTAAAATACAAGTTGCAATACCACCATTAACAATTACTCCAGCAGGTTTAACAATACCTGCAAGTGGATTTGGTAAATCGTTTTAATATGGATAAAAAAGAAATTTCTGAAAAAGTAACTAAAATTATTAAAGACTATAAAAATAGTCCTAATAAAGATTTAATTTTTGTGATGGATATATTAAACAAAGATTTTGAAACCACAAAAGATAGTCTAATGAAATTAACACATCATTTAGATAGTATAGAATTAACATATAAAAATATCTTAAACGAATATAACTCAAGAGTAAATGGGAAATGATAATTCAATTAGTAATCAAGCGGATGGTCAAATAATGTTTCAAGGGGTTGTTATTGATGAAAATGACCCAATGATGTTAGGTCGTCTAAGAATTAGACCTGAAACTAAAGATTACCAAGCAATAATTAATTCAATTCCTGATTGGAATGAGGAAAGAGATGCTTGGACTGCCATTGACCCTGTTTTATTTTTACCGTTATTACCATTCTCATTAAACATAACACCAATTAAAAATGAGTTGGTTAACATAATTTATCAAAATAAAAATGTTCCGTTCACCAATCAATTTTATTTACCAGGTCCGATATCATCACCTATGGTAAATTCGTTTGAATATTATGAGGCATCAAAGAAATTTTTAGGAACGGGTCGTAGAATATTAGATAGTTTATCTCTTAAAAATAAAGATAATTCATATGTTAACAAAGAGGTTGAGGGTGTATTTCCTGAACCAAAAGATAATGCTATATTGGGAAGAGGTACTGCCGATGTTATTGTGAAAGAAAATGATGTATTAATACGTGCGGGTAAATCTAACACATTAACTAAAAAGAAATTACCTGTTGGTAATGTTAATAGAGCCTTCATTCAGTTATCTGAGTTTAGAAACAAAAAAGAAAAAGGTGATGTTGAAGAACAATCAAGAGTACAGACTGATGTAAAAGTTATTAAGAAAATGATAATGTGGAACATTATCAATTTAGAAAGTAATGGGACGTTTACAGGTGATGTTGGTTTATACACATTAAAACCAAGTGAAAAAATTAACAGTAAAAATTTTAGTGATAGTACTATAACAACATTAACACCAGGTACTGATTACACAGGTCCAATTGAACAAGTAACATTCGCATCACAAACTAAAGAAAATGTTGTAAGTATTATTAATAATTTTATATACAACGTATTTGACCCGGCAAAATATCCTAAAGGAGGTATAACTAATGTTCAAAATGTAAACCCATTAAGTACATTTCCATTTGTCGTTACACCATCAAAATTGACTTATGAAGTTGGTATTAGATTTAAAGAGACACCATCTAGTTCAGACATTACAGAAATTAGTAACTACACATATTTTTACAATAATATAAAACCATCAACAAATAATATTAATAAAGGATTTTTTAAAGTTTGGGAAAATTTAAATGGTAATTTTAAAACTTCACCCCCCGTTAAATTAATTAACGACATTATTCAATTATATGAGTATAACCCATTACAAAAAATAACTTATGCAACAATGGGGGCCCAAAAAGTTTATTTATTGTCTCAAGATTCTTCAGGTCCTAAAGGTAGAATTTCATTGGCGGAAACTTTATATGGGATACCTCAAGATAGATTTGTTGGTGGGTCAGGGTCTAATGATAATAGTATTGAAACGTTAACATACCCAATGGTGAGAGGTGATGTGTTAATTAGTTTATTAGAAAAAATTGTATCATTCATTGCAGGTCACGTACATTCAGTTTCAACAGTACCACCTGTTCCAATATCATCCGGTAATGGTCAGAGTATTAATGAAATATTCTCATTACTTGCCGACGCACAAAATACAATTCTAAATGAAAATATTAGGATTAATTGATATTTATATGTAAAAGATATAATGTCAATTAATAATTCATATTTTAGTAAAAATAATACCATAATTTCAAATAGTTTTACAAACACAGGAAGAAATCCTGTTATGGAACTATTTTACGGGTCAGTTATTTCAACACAATACCCAAATGGTTACAGTAGATTTATTTTTGATTTAGATTTAACTTTATTATCTAAGAAATACACTGACGGTACAATATCAAAAAATTGTAGTGATACGGTGACTCACACTTTAAGAATGACAAACACAATTTCATTTAGTGAGGAATTTTTGAACACAAGAACATCACAATCAAGACAACGAGCGACTTCATTTGATTTAATATTATTTAGAATTCCTGAAGGTCAAATTTGGGATGAAGGTGTTGGATATGATTTCGCAGATTTAATGTATGAAAATAGACCAATAGATAAATCATTTTCTGATAGACCATCTAATTGGTATCAAACAGATACATTATATACTTGGAGTGAACCTGGTATATACAACAACAAAAACAACGGTGCATTTAATTATGATGACTTAGTTATTGTTGACACACAACATTTCCAATTTGGTAATGAGAACATTAGTTTTAATATGACTAATGAGATAAACTCAATATTAAATGGTTCACTAACAAATGTAACAGGATGGGGAATCGCATTTAAACCTCAAGTTGAGAACTTGTCAGGTTTGACCGATAACTATGAAGTACAATTTTTTACAAGACATACTCAAACATTTTACGAACCATACTTAGAAACCTCTTACAATGATGTTATCGAAGATGACCGTAATTTATTTACATTGGGTAAAGTTAATAAATTATATTTATATTTATATGACAATGGAGAACCAATTAGTTTGGATTCTAATCCAACAGTCACTATTTCTGATACAACAGGTTCGCCTATTTCAGGTTTAACCTCTATATCAACTTGTCAAAGAACTAAAGGTGTTTATGAAGTGGTAATACCACCTCTTATTGGTTATAAAACACCTTGTATGTTTTCTGATACTTGGGGGGATTTATATTTGAACGGATTCAAAATTCCTAACATAACTAATGACTTTACAATTCAACCATTTAAAAATTCAATTCAAATTGGTACTACCTCATCGGCCGAACCTAAATTATATGGATTTGATTTTTACGGAATAAAACAAGATGAAAAAATCTTTAATACCGATGTACGTAAAGTTGGAGTCATTATTAAACAAGCGTATACAACAAAAAAATTATTATTAAAAGTTGACGCTTATTATAGAATTTATGTTAGAGAAGGACAAACTGAAGTTGAAGTTCAAAATTGGACTAAAATAAATAGAACACCAAACGAATATTATTTTGTATTTGATACGAGAGATAAAATCCCCAATGAATATTATATTGATATCAAAGTGGAAAGTAGTGGTGAAATAAATACATATAAACGAACATTAAAATTCCAAATTGTTAACATAAAATATTTGGAGTAACTATTTATAATAAAAAAAAGATATGGGAAACGTAAGTGCAAATACTGAGACTATCGTGTGTGTATATAACTGTAGTGGAGAAACTATGGAAATTATACCACCACACCCTGTTTATTCTGATTTAACGGGTGGAACTGTAACACAATTAAATATGATTACATTAGGCGGTATTAATGGTTTAAACGCTTGATAGATATGTGATTAAGATTTTTAAGGGGAATTCTAACATTCCCCTTTTTTGTTGTTTTTAATTTTAGTATGTTTGTAGTATAATTAAACAATGATGAGTGTTAAGAGATTTTTTAAGAGGATGTATGTTAGGTATCTAAAAGTTGTAAGATATCAAGTTAGTAATGAAACAAATAAATTAACCGACAATGAACGAATTACTAAAACAATTTGTATGAAGTTAATTAATCACCCACTGTCAAAATTTTTGATAGCACCATTATCAGGTAAACGATATATCAAGAATGAGTCATTAAACATATTTGTGGTTTTAGACGATAAAAGAGTTAGTATAACGAATCATGTTTATCATTATGATGTTACTATACCACAAAGAGAATTTGATAGATTGGCGTTGATGTTTGACAATAAAACTGAGAACATTAGACAATCATTTGAAAATGATATGAAGTCACAGATTGTTCACTCATTGTCAACAATCTTAACTAAGATAAGTAACTTATAATAAATAACCCCATCTAAACAGTGGGGTTATTTTATTTCTTTAATAATTTCTTTAATAATCATTAATAGTTCATTCTCATTTAATCTTATAATTTTTTTATTAGTGTTATGTTCATTAATTGTATGAACTTTATGTTTCTTTTCTGTATAAGACCCATCTTTATTTTTTTCCCACACACCAACAACTCTTTTTATATTATTTCTTAATGAACTTTTTATTTTTTTATGATTTATTTCGGTATTAACAAATTCAGTAAATGGTTCCAAATAATTTGATTCCCATTTTTTCATACCAAGTTCTAACGGTCCGTTGTAAGCACCCGCACTTGTTGTTGTATCCATTTCTTTCAATGGAACAATTTTATTTTTTTTACCGGGAAATTGATTTATAACACCACCTTCATCGTCATTTAATTCAGGATGGTTTTTAAGATAATCGGATATTCTTTTTGATTTTGACTCAATTTTTTTAATTTTCTTTTTTGGGGTATCCATTTTTCCATCATAACTATCATATTCTAACATAGCATTAATGTATTTTGAAACAGGAATTGTAAACGGTTCTAAATCACTTTTGTCAAACTCTCTTACTCCGGGTGATAAAGGTGTTACATATGAACCCCTACTACCTGAACTAGTATTTGTTGATTCATTTATGTGGATTTTATTATTATTCATAACTATCATTTATACATTATAAATATCTAATAATATGGAAGAACAAAACTTATATGGTCAACTTTTTGGTAAAATACCATTATTCACTAAAGAACATTTAGAAACTATTATAAATACAGTTGATAGAGAACGAGCGATTTATTATTTAATACAAGCGGTTGGTCACGCATATGACTCAGGTGCATTTACATTAGGTGAGTGTGAAATATTATCTAAATCAATTAGAATATTAACACAGGAAGACACGGATTCTGATAAATAAAAAAAGGTCAGATTTCTCTGACCTTTTAATATATCTTTAAGATATTGATTATCTCAATTCTCTTAAATCAAATGTACGAACACCATCAACTGTGATTCTCGCGTAGAAACGGTTGTTAACCATTTTCTTAGCGTATCTCGTCATTATACCTTTGATTGGTGTAAAGTTGAATGGGTTGTACCTGTGTCTAACAATGATGTTCCTTTGTGACCGATTAACACTGTGTTTGGTGGGAAGTAAGGGTCACGGTATACTTGGTATCTACCAGATAATGTACCGATTCTCTCAATACCCATGTTGAATTGGTCTTGTTCAGGAGACGCGTTAGATACGTGGAAGTATTCTAAATCGTCAAAGATTGCAGAAATTTCAGAAGAAACAACAATCCAGTTAGCTCCACCTCTCAATGTTGATTTGTGAATTTGTGCTGATAATTGGTTAATAGCCGTAATCAACGTTTGATTCCAATCTTTTTGAGTGTATGAAGTAGCCAAACCTGATACTCTTCTCCATCCGTTGTAATCCCAACGTAAGTTCCAAGCCGCTCCTTTACGTAAATCTCTCAAGATTTCACGGTCAATCTCAGCTGCAACTTGTTCAGACAATAACGCAGTTAACTCAGCTTCCGCATCAATGTTGTGGAATGCTGCAACGTCTTGTGCTAATTCAGGAGACCATTGTGCTCTTAGTTTTCTTTCAGTAACAGATACTGTAACAGAATCTAAATCAAAAGAAACCTCACCAATTCTGTCTTCAAACTCTAAGTTTGCATAACGTTTAAACACTGCAGTAAATGATGTTGCAGTATCCGCAGATGTAATAGTTGTACCTGTGTAACCATCTAAAGTACCTTCACCACAAGTCGCACATACAGGACAAGATAAGTCAACTTCTAAATAGATGTAACCTCTAGCGTCACAAATATTTTTAAATGAACCACCGTTACCTGAAGATGGGAATGTAGTTTGAATTGTATCACCATATTTAACGATACCTGAACCATATTGTTGAGTTACAACTCTAAATAATAATGGTGTCGTTTCAGTTAATCCTGAAAAACATGCTGACGCTGCGTCAATATCTAAACCAGCACCTTTAGTGATAACTAAATCAGATAAGAAAGTTTCTGTATCCATTTCGTTTCCATCAGGACCGATTAATTTTCCAGCACCATCTTCGTTAAATCCTGACATTTTGATGATAATTTTTCTTACAGTTTCACCATCATATTCAGTAGTTGCATCAACTAATGAACTACCTGACCATACTTGTACTAAAGTGTCGGCAGTTACCGCAGTAAATGCACCTTTAGAATAGTCAAATAAACCTGCCGGGTCTAAACCTGGTTCAGAACCTTCGTAAAATAAATCATAAAGATTTTTTTGGTAAGCGTCTGCACCTGAGTAACCTTCGTTTGGTGTTGCAGGACCGTTAGGTGCTCCGTAAGGTCTGTAATGTTCACCATTGTCATAACCTTGGATTTTAGGTACGAAGTAGAACAATTTACCGATAGGTAAGTTCATTGCTTGTACAGAAACGATATCGTTCGCTAACAATTTAGAGAATACACGTCTAACGATAGGGAAAACCACAGTTTCAAACGCTCCGTTTGAACCTTCTGATGTTGCCTCGTTAATTAAGAAAGACGCTTGGTTTTCGTATAATTGTGCTACGTTTTCTTTTAAGTGACCTTTAAGACCGTCTAAGAATCCTAATTTGTCCCATTTGTTAATTGTATCTTCTTTGATAACTTTAAGGTGTTTTAAACCGATGTTACCAACAAGACCTGATTCTAATAATGCTCCCATTTTTAGTTTTTGTTATTTATTTGTTTTTGTTTATTTTATTTTTTAATCTTATCCATCAAATCTTTCATTCTTAAAAATTGTGGATTTTCATAAGTTTTTGATTCAATTAAAGTAACTGCTGAACCTGTAGAAGGTGTTCTTTCAATAGTTCTTTCAACTGATTCGTTAATTGATTTTGAACTAACATTTGAATTTGAAAGTTCGTTTTTAATACTTTGATATAAATTTTTAGATTCTTTAATAGTTTCAACACTATCAAATCTTCTTAATATATTTATTTTCTCTTGTTTTGTTGTAGTATGTTCTGTGAATAAACGAGTAGCGTATGCTAAGTTTGAATTAAATACCGCAACTTCATTAAGTTTATTTCTAAAGACATTAAGTGCATTTCTATACTCTTCGTTCTTTTCTCTCAACAATCTTAATTCACCTCTATCTTGTGACTCAGAAATTGCGTTGTTAACTTTAGAGTGTGCTCTTGGTTTTGGTAAACCACCTTTTCTGAAATTAGAACCATTACCTAATGTTCTTGCAGCTTCACTAGTTTCACCACCTCTTTTACTTGTTTTTGGTTTAACTTTAAACTCACCGTCTAAATTTTCACCATCTTTATAAGTAAATTTAGCTTTACCAGTACCAACTGATTTAGGACCTTCTTTCATTTTAGTTTTAAATCCTTGACCTTGATTAGGTTTTGAATCATACTTAAATTTAGGTTTACCCATACCTACACCTTTAGGTTTAGTTGATTTCTTAGATTCCATAACAGGATATTCTTCTTCTTCATCATATTCTGAATATGACTCATCACCAAGTCCTGATAAATCTAATGAATCATCTTCACCAATTTCAAGTTCGTAGATAGTTTCACCTTCCATAGGTTCTTCTTCACTATCGTACACGTCTTCGTAGAATTCATTTTCCATTTCATCTAAATTGTAATCAGTATTGTCATCTTCTTCTTGTTCTGAAAATACTCTTTCAATTATAGATTCAATAGTTTCTTCACCATCAGCATCAGTCTCATCTACTTCATCATAATCACTTTCGTAGAATTCTGATTCATACATGTCCATATCTGATTCGTTCCATTCTTCTTCCATATCGGATTCTTGTACTATCATATATTCTTTATTTGTTGAATTATCTTTTAAGCTGATATTTGCACCGTCTTTTTTAACGATAACTTCATCATCAGGACTCAATAATTGAAATACTTTTAAAACTTCCTCATCAGATGGTAAATTACCTTCATTATCAGGTTGTGTTAAATCTATAACATCTTCGTCCCCTTCTTCGTTATCAGTATCCATTGATAACTCGTTGTCTTCCATATCAACATCATCAACTTCAGTATCATCAACTTCAGTATCTGTGTCAACATCGTCAACGGGTTGGTCAATCTCTTCTTCTTGTTCAAATAGAGATTCTTTTACAAGTTCTTTGATTTCTGACTTCATAGTAGATGCCAGTATTCCTTTTGCATTTTGAGCGACTGCCTCTTCCAAATTTTTCATTTGAATCATAGCCTCTTCAACTAAATTTTTTTCTTTTCCCATTTAAGAATGTAGTTTTTTAATAATAAATATTACTAAAATTTAAAAAATCTTAATTGATAACTTGATTATGTTATTTTTTTTTATTATTTGGTTTTTTTGGGCATAAAAAAAGGAGGGTGTTTATCCCTCCTTTGGTAATTATTGAATTCAAAGATTTTATTCTATCACCTCATCAATTTTGCTTTCAACAATTCCTGTTATCCTCCAATCCATTGTATAGTTCTCGTATACCTTAGTAACTTTAGCCTCAACATCGGTAGGACTATAACCTAAAACTAATTTTTCTTCTCTTACTTTTTTTACTTTACCTGATTCAGTATCTAACAAATCAGATGTGATTTTTGCCACAAAATATTTTTCTCCTTGTTCCATATTATATTATTTTCCCAAATAATCGGACAATCTTTTCATTAAGTCAAGGGATTTATTACCCGATTCACCAACATGTCTGTCAACCGACATTCTTTTTTCTTCCTCAAGGTTTTCCTCATACATATGTTTATCATCTTTATTTAAGAATAAATAAGCACCTGGTGTTGACGGTGAAGATACTAAGTCAAAACAAATTAACTCAAAGTCATCTTGTACTTCGTTTTGTTCACCAACTTTTTTAAGTGAACCAACACCTCTTGATGATATACCTAACGTAACACCTTGTCTTAAATAATTTGCAGCCATATCTCCTTTAGTTGATACAATACCTCTTTCGTGGAAACCTGGACTAGTTAACAATTTAAGTTTACCCATTAAAGTATTACCTTCCCACCATACTTCAGTAATAAGGTGTGATACTCTATCTAAATCAATCAATGATGATTCGGGGTGATTTAATTCAGAAAGTGATGTTCCTTTCTCAATCATTTTTTTGTAGTTGTCCGCTTCACGTTTTAAAATACGTTCAGGATATACACGACCATTTCTGTTGGGTGTATTATATTTTTGTAGAACTGCATAAAATTCAAACGGTTTAGAGTGGTCTAAGAAATTATTAGACTCTAAAATATATGAATTGTGTCCTGTTTTTGGTGAAATGAAACCTGCATCGTATTCAATTAAAATACCTTTGCCGGTCTCATTTGGATTTAAAATTCGTAAACTCATCGTAATGTTTTAATAATAAATATTAAACATATTCAAATAATGACGTTTCTTTTTTTGTTTTAGATAGATAAAAATTAAAATAAGTATTTGATTTGAAGTTATCAAAGAAAATTTGCGATGTAATCTCTTTAAGAATGTCCTTGAGTTTTTTATCTTTAAAATCAATTGTTTCATCAGTTAGATAAAAATTAATTTCAAGATTCATAAATGATTTTTTGTTTAATGATAATCCGCTAGACCTTAAATCTAAATCAACAATAAACTTATCATCAAATATTTTACGATTAATTTTGTCGTAGACAGAATGTTTTATGGCTCTACTTAGGTTTAAAACAACTCTTGACCAATTTTCAGAATCTTGTATGGGTTCAACCCAAGTTTGGATGTTTAGATAAACAGATTTTAAATTAACCGAATCCACTGTTCCGTATAATACTTTTGCGGTTTTAAAACCTTGTATTTTACACGTTTTCCCTTTTTTCATTATTTTTCATACGATATAATGTTTATTTTTCATAATAGTAAGTATATTTACAATAAGAGTCAAAATTGTAAATAATTACGTTTTAAATTAAAAATTATGATAATAGTTAAGGTTGATAAAGAAAAAAATATTGAAAAAGCATTAAAACAATATAAAAGTAAGATTATTAAGACAAGACAAATGTCCAAGTTAAATGACGGAAAGGTATATATCAAACCTTCTGTAAAAAAAAGAAACGTACTTAACAATGCTAAGTACGTTCAAAAAAATTATAAAAATATAGATTAATTATAAGTTTTCGTTTAAACTTTTTAGTTTGTAATAATTTAACTTATCGTATTTTTCAGTTTCTAATTTAGTGATAGTTTCATTAATTCTTTGACCCACTTCATAATCAGTATTCTCACGACGAATACCTGTTAATTTCTTAATAACAGATTCTTTAATAGTTGAATATTTTGGTTCTAACTCACTATCATCAACTGATAGTAAAGTTTTCAACTCCTTACGGTCAGATTCGGATAAAGTTTCAACATAATCAGTTAAACTTTTATTAGCCATATTAACAATTGTAGTCAATGGTAAATTAACGGATTCTTTAACAACTTCAGGTTGTTTTTTTAATGATTCTGATAATGTTTTTTTACTTCTTATTTTATGTTCTAATGTTAATACGTTATCTGAAAATAAAGTATCAACAACTTCATATTGATTTTCAGTTTTAGTATTTTTAACCCACTCTAACAAATTTTTTAAATCAGTTGGTTTTATTTTATTTACAGTATTTTCATAAATAACGATAGACTCATTAATGTAGTCATTAACAATAGATTCATTTAATCCTTTATTAGATGTTAATTCATCATATAAATAAAACAATTTATTAATGTTTTTATTATTTAAAACATATTTTTTAAAATTAGACATTTCAGTTTTAAACGTCCCATTTTTATATGACTCAATTAATATTGAGTCTATTTTAGATTTAATAATACCAAATTTCATTTTTCTTTTTTATTAATAAATATCAATCTTTTAGAAGTTTGCTTAAACTACGTTCAATATCACCTAAAGAATTTTTACCTTTAGATAAATCAATGTATGTTTCCTCATTTAATAAATCTTCATTTTCTATTAAGATTCTTAAATTATCTCTTTTAACGGATTCAGGAGTCACACCTGCCTCACCACCAGGTTCAGGTCCTGTTGGTGGTGGAGGGGCCATTCCTCCTCCCATGTCACCTCCCATGTCACCTCCCATATCACCTCCCGGAGGTGGTGGTGGTGTCGCTCCCGCTGCGGCGGTTTGAGTTCCACCTGATTTACTACTATATAATTTGTCAATATTATCAAACATACCTGTATGTGTGATAATTGTTGCGGTATTTGTTAATTCAGCACCAACGGCTTTTTCAATACGTTGTTGTTGTAAATCAAGTTTAATATCTTCATCTGAAAATCCTAAGATATGTTTTTTCGCCCAACTTATTGATGTTGGTGCGATACCCTCAATTGCGGTAACTGCATCTTTATATAGTAACATTTTTTCTTTCCAAACATCAATTTTTAATAAATCAGCCTGACTTGAAGGGTTAGTTAATGTTAAAGTAAAATTGGATAACTCATCTTCAAATCCTAATAAGAATAAATGAATAATAGCAATCTTATTTAATTCACCAATAATACTTTTTTGTATTTTATTAATTGTTCTTGCAAAACGAATATCCATTAATGATAAATCTTTACCACCACCTACAGGTTCTTCAAACCCTAAGAATGCTTTAGGAACACGTAACGCAGTCAATAGTTTCTTTTGGATATATTCAATATCGGCAATTTCACCTAAGTTTGCGGCTCCTGCCAAAGTATCAATTGGATTTGGTGCTGCCGGGTCACGAACAGGGATAAAGTAATCTTGGTCAACCGCCATTTGGTTAAACCTCATATCTACGTTACCTGTTTTAGAATCTACTACTTGGTCACGTTTGAATTTGTTCGCAACACGTTGTACGTATGGCTCAACATCTTTGTCATCCATATTACCTACGAAAATTTTAAATACTCTACGTTCAGGTGCTCTTGACGTTCTATAAATTAACATCGCATCTTCAGCCAACATTAACTGTTTCCAAATACGTCTTGCTTTTTCTAACATAGAAGTACCATACGGTAATTTTCTATCATCACCTAATAGACGAAAATGTGCGACTTCCCATGAATTGAATTCCATATCTTTAGCCTTCCATTTAAATCTAAGACCTTTGTTTTCCGCAGGTTCTGAGATATTTTGTTCTCTGGCTGGCATCCCACGTTCAAAACGTTCAATTTCAATATTCGGTAATTGCATACAACCAACAATACCTTTTTCAGCGTCCAATTTTAAATAAACAAAATTATCACCATACTTACAAGTATTTCTAATCCACATAGGTAAGTTAATGTTGATATCTAACGCATTATTAAATAAATCGGTTAATACTGATTTAATACGTTTTGATTCTGAGTATATTTGTAACATGTGACCATCTTCATCAACTGTTGTTGACTCTTCAGAGTATATGTCTAAGGCTGCCGAAATTTCAGGTGTAAACTCCATTGACTCATAATCATAGAATGATGCCAAACGTGTTGGTTCATAATAAACCGCTTGAGTATATAAATTATTTTCAATCTTTGTCCATTGTGTAGATAGAAAATAACTTTGTTGTGCTTGTAATTTTTCCTGTTCGTATTCTTGTTTTGATGTAGTTTTTAATAATTCTTTCTTATCAAAATTATACGTTGGGTAATCCTGATTTAACAATGAATTTGGTCCAAATGTTTGGGATAATCGTTGCCAAACCGTTAGGTTATTATTATTGTTATTATTGTTATTATTTTGTTCCATAAAAAAAATTTAATTGATTTTATCAATAATTAAAGCTTACAATAAATACTAACGAACTCCAAATAACCACCCATACTTATTGTAGTCTTCTCTTGAAACTTGTTGACTATTAAATTGATTCATTCTTTCTTGATAATATGGAATAACCGGGTCAAAATTTATTATTTCTTTTGGTGATTCATTATTATTAACTGACCAAGATTCCATCATAGCCTTGGCTTGTTCTGTTACTTTAGTTAATTTTGAAAATGATGTTTCACCAACATAAGTCGCCATAGCAATTGACATAAGTAAGTCATCATGTCTTCCTTTTTGGTGGTCAGGTCTTCCGTTTATATAAACAAAAGAATCCATTTCATTGTATAAACGATGACTATAAATTTTGAACTCGTGTCTCATTGCCTCTTCATATGACGCAATAATTTGAACACGTTTATTGTTAAAATTTATTCCGGGAATTTTTTCAGCAGATTTTGGGTTGTATTTCCAAGTATTACCTAAATCTTCATCCCCCCTGTGATATCCACAACGATAAATGCTGAATACATATTAGCCCATTTATAACAAACTTCCGCCATTGTATCAGGTGGTAATTTACCGACAAATTCCGCTACTTGTTCTCTCGTATCAAAATCAACAACTTGAAATGAACTAAAGTCTTCACTGTCACCTCTACTAACGTCAACCCCCATTATATATTTGTGACCAACAACAGGTTCTTTCCATATCCATAATTGGTTACCTAACATTTTATTTTGAGGTTCTTTAAGATAATTTTCTTTTATCTTAGACATTAATTTAGAATCAAATACATTATCCCCTGAACCAAGGAAATTACACTCTAACTCTTGAGAAACTTTACGTTTATCGTATTTAAGTTTCTTAACCATTTTTTCAAACCAATCTGAACAAGGTTTGTAACCATTACTAATTAATTCTTTGGCTATGTCAAAATTTCTATCTTCAAATTCTATCTCAGACCAACTAACTATTTTTTCAGGTCCGTATTCTTCTTTGTTTAATAGATAATGAATTGCATCATCGGTTTTAACAAAATATAAGTCTTTAGTATAACGAGGGTCACGATACCAATACATTTCTGTAATTTTGAAATCGTTCATACCTCTTAACGCTTGGTCGTAAATTTCGTAATAGATTGGGTCATTACCGTTAGGTGTTGATACAACAATTACCTTACCACCCGTTGATAACGACGCCATACACGCAGACCAGAAATCACTATCGGCTTCAATAAATGCCGCCTCATCAAATACAAGTATTGTTGGGGTAAATCCACGTAAGGCATCTTTTGACGTTGCCACCGCTTTAACTTCACAACCATTTGTTAATTTATAATGTTTTGTAGATTTCTTATTTGGGTCTATTTGAACATCAGTCCAAGACGGCCACTGAGTAACAAAGGCACGAATTTTATTGGCCATTTCTATTGAGGTGTCCAATTTATTCGCAATAATAAGAATTTTCTCAGGTTTTGTTTTTTTAGCGAATGCTAATTTTTTAGATATCCAAGCCGAGGTTACTGTTGATACACCTGCCTGACGATATTTTAATGCAATGTTCTCATTATAATTTTCATAATCCTCTAATAATGTAATTTGGTCGGGGAATAATTCTAATGGAACATATTTTGATACTGTATTATCGTATGTTTGTAAGTAAGTACTTAGAGCATATGTTGTATCTTTCATACATTTCACATACTCTAATAGTACTTGTTCTCTAGTTAAATTTGACATTTTTAATCTTCATCTTCATCATCAAGCCAAGATAAATCTTCATCCCAATCATCATCATCATCGTTGTTGTTATCGTTTGTTTGAGGTTGTTCAGGTTGTGACTGAATTGGTAATTCTCTCAATTTCTCAACTTGTGCTTTAGCACCTTGTGCTAGTTTATTTACGAATTCTTGAGTTCTTGGGTCATTTTTAATTAATCCTTCCGCCAACGTTTTAATATCATCAGGGGATAATAAACTAATTTTATTGATTAAGTAAAGTTGAATTATATTTTGACTTTGAGTGTCATTAGATACAAAGTTATTAAATTCCGCAGGCATTATTTGTAATAATCGTTTATAAAACGCTTTACCTAATAACGAATCCCAAACCTCACCAGGTAATGTGTCTTCAGAACCTAATATCATATTCGCTTGTTTTTCATCTTCAGGTAAACTATCCCAAACCATAAATTGGAAAACACCTTTCATTAATTCGTGAATTAACAACGGTAATGTAGCACCTTTAGCATTTATAATATAAGGACCGTTAGGTGTCTCAGGTTCATCTATTGATACTTGACCTAATTGACCTTGACCTGACGACGCCATTTGTTCTATATTAGGATACACCCAATATAAATGTTCCATAGTAGCCTGTGAAACTTTATATAACTCATTTAATTCAGGGTCTAACTCAGCAATTTTATCATCTAATTGTGTAAATAAATGACCTAAGTTAAATGCCGCACCTTGAACTAATGAATTAACAAATCTTCTTTTATTTTTTTGACCTTCAAATTCTTTCATTGCAACATCTTCCATTTTCTTTGCAACGATTTCTTCACCTTTTTCCCAATCAAATTCAACACCCATATCTTCAAATTCTTGTGCGAATTTTTCCAACTCTTCTTTATGTTGGTCTGCATTTTTAAATGCTTTGACAATTTCTTCTCGTGAAAAATTTTCAGGTTTTGTTCTCATCCCTTGAACCATTCCTCTTGGTCCTGAAATTAATTCGGCTTTAAGTTTAATAACATTTTTATATCTTGGAGAATCTAAACCGAAATGTTTTGAAACTAATTCTAAAGCCATTTGTTCTATCTCCTTTTTATGTCTCATTTGTCTACCAACAATCTCTTGTAAACCACCCATAGCGGTTCCCATCAACTGCATATAAACTTGTTGAGGATTACCTTCAACAGGTGAATTATCACCCATTGCTCTTTTAACCTTTTCAACAGAGTCTTTAAATGATTCACTAGATAATAATTCTATTAACTCATTTGATAAACCCATCTTAGAATATGGAGTTTGTCCACCTTCAACAGACCCTTGTAATTGAGGGTTCATTCTCGCACCTCCAACGTCAGAGTAATCAATCGGGGCTTCATTTAACCTTCCTTTAACCATATCTAAAAGTTTTTTTTCTGATTTAGTAAGACCTTCATTAATAAATTTTGTCTCTAAAACATTCTTAATTTTTAGGGTTTTTTCAATGTTGTTATTTAAACTCATATCTTTTTTATTTTTTATTTTGTTTGATTGAATTCCATTGTAACCAATTTGGTAATTGGTTTTCAGTTAATTCTTCATCAAGTTCTTCAATGATAGGTGATTCTGTTACTAAATTTTTAATAGTAGTTATCAAATCATTTTTAGTCATTGATGGATGAATATGTTTTTCCACTAAATTAGTTATTTTTTCCTCAAGTTCACCCTCACCAAACGTTAAAGTTGGATAAGTTTTATTAACCGCGGATATATAATTGTTGGCCATTTTTTGTTTTGCTAATGTCATTAATGGTGATGTCTCTTCATTCGCGTGAATTGGTAGACCTTTATGTTTTGTTGACGCGAAATCTTTAACATCTTTTTTTGACATATCTTTTGCGGCTTTACCGGCTTTACCTTTCTTAGGTAGTTTACCTTTTTGCATTGCTCTAACTACACCAAAAAATTCTTGTTGTTTTTGTGAAACCGCCTTTTCGTCTAAATCATCCTCAGTTACTTCCATAGTTCCAGGTGAATTAGGTACGGGTTTTAAATCAACTTTAGTTTGTCCGGGTTTAAGTGTCACCGAACCACCTTGAGGTCCAACAGTTGTTTTTTGTTGTACTTGTTCTGTTAATTTAATATATAAACTATTAATTTGTTCGTCGGTCATTCTGTTTAATATTGATTCACTGATTCCGTGTTTAACCAATATTATTTCTTTTTTTTTAAGATTCATATATCATTTTTTTTTCAAACTCCAAAACGATATCTCGTTCATATAATTTATCTTTAACCGATTGTTCATCATCACCAAATCTAAAAACTAATCTTTTTTCAGTTTCAAAATCAACATAATCAGTTTCATCTTCCCAAGATAAAGCGATAACACCGTCCACCGCATCTATCATTGAAAAATAGTCAGAGTTCTGAATTACCGACATTTTTATTTTATCGTTTTTCAGAACTCCTACTTTTGTAATAAAATTAATGTCGGGTGGTGAAGGGTAACCGTTTGACGGTTTTGATTCCCACGATTCTCCCCAAACATCTGTCAAACTATCAGAAAATATAAATTCGTAAATATTATCATTCTTATAGTTAGGACCTAATTCATTTACATATATCAAATAACTCATATAATATCACCTTTAGGTGTTATACGTATTCTTTCATTTTTATGTTCAAAAACTAAGTTGTTATTTTTTGTTTTACCTAAAAATTTAATATTAGGATATTGTTTAATAGTTTTTAATGAAACCATTTCTTGAACAACGTTAGTTGATGATGATTTAACTTTAGATACAGTGTCTCTTTTTTGTTCGTTAATCAATTTTTCAGTTTTACCAGGTTTGAAATATTTTTCTAACACTTTATCAACTTTAGATTCTGAATAAACTTCTTCATACGTTTTTCTAGGTCTTCTAGCACCGTGTTTTGGATAATTAGACATGTCTTCATCATCTTCTTCTCTGATGTTATCAAATACATCATCAATGTCTGACTTATCTATTTCATATAAATCGTGTAAATCATATTCATCATCATTATCATCATCGTCATGTCTATGTCTACCGTGACCATATTTTTTATTAAATTTATAGATTGACATTGAATCGTCATCTAAGTTATCGTGAGATAATCTCTTAGGTAATCTTCTAAACTCATCACTTGAATAGTCTCTATTTCCTCTTGCAATTTTAGTTTCAAAATCATCAAAACCTTCAGCCATTTCTTCACCTGATATATCAGACCCCATTTCTTCATCGTCCATACCCATTTCATCATCACCCATTCCTTCGTCATCCATACCATCTTCTTCAGCACCTTCTAATTTATCAACAATTGACTCAATATCGTTTTCGTCCATATTATCAATATCTAAAGCCGATAGAATAGAATTGATGACATATTTCATATCTTTTGAAGACATTTCTTCTTCTTCATCACCATTAAATTCTCTAATTTTTTGAGCTAATTTACCTGTTAATTTTTGAATTGATTTTAATGTGACTTTTTCTTCTTCATCATTTTCTTCATCACCCATATCATCAGGTAATTCATCAACACCTAAATCATCTTCAGGTGCGGGTGCCGGAGCGGG